AATTTTTTATTAAATAATTTTATACATTTATCTTCTATAATTTTTTCTACATCTTCTTCTACAGGAACAGAAAACCAAGTATGATTTTTATTATCATAATTAGTGTGTTTTAGACCTTTTCCTTTTCTAAAAAAACCACTACTTTGCGCATCAAATTTAAGCTGCATTACATTTATTTGTAATTTATTTAATAAATCTTTTTCAAAAAAATTATCTTTAATTAAAATATGAAAATTTGTCATATTTATCTTAACATCATCCAAGAAGTTAATATATATTTACCATCACCTGATAAAGGTGGATTACCTCTGTGCAAATATGGAAAACCAGCAGGCCATATAACTATTCTACCTGTTTTAGGTTTTACTCTTTTAGAAAAATGTAAAAATTCTGTTTCGCCACCTTCTTCTACATCGTTTAAATATATAGAAAAAACAAAAGCTCGTGGCTCATTTTCATAACCTTTATTATGTTCTATATGCCAAATATGATAGCCTTCTGTGGGTAAAGTTTTTTGTATTTTTAAATCTGTAAAATAAAAAGGAACTCCATAAGCATCAGAAGCTCCTGTGTTTTTAATATAATGATTCCAAGCTAAATCAAAATTAATCATCATAGGTTTTAAAGATTCCCACCATACATTCACATTGTTTCGAGCTGCAAAAAATTGTTGATCTTGTTTTTGTAATATAGATGCTTTTTCAAAACCTAATCTATTAATAGTATTGTTAAAATTATTTTGATCTTCAAATAATTTAATAGCTTTATTACATTCTTCTTTAGTAATGTAGTTATCGTATATACCTATAAAGTTATTTATATTTACTGTTTTTTCATTCATAAGTATTATTTTCTATTTTATTAAAATTAAAATATCCGCTCAACATGTATCTATCTTTTTTTTCAGGGCAAGGCATACCTCTATGTGTATGAGTAAAATAAGAAGGCATAATCACCAGCTTTCCTTTTTCAGATTTTATTACTCGTTTGTCTAAAAATTGAGTTCCACAATTATGATTACTTAAATAAATCATAAAATTTAAAATTCTGTAAGGATTTTGTCCGCTGTGCTCAGAGTGCCATATATTAAAATAATTATTTTTTTTCCAGTGTTTAAATCTTATTTCTGTTAAATAAAAAGGATAAACAAAATTTATTTCTGGGTAAAGTTTTATATATTCGTCTAATTCATTTTGAAACCTACCTTTTAAAAAAGATAACTTATTGTCTTTTAAATAAGGTGATTTATCACCTAAGAAAACTCCTTCATATTTTCCATCTTTATAAAATTCTTTGTTAGGTATTTTTTTAAAAAATGTAATTATATTATCGGATTCTTTATAGGATAAAAAATTATCTTTTATATAAATAAAATTTCTTAACATTTTAAGCTATTTTCTATTTTTTTATTCATAATTATGTTACTTTCATTCTCTATAAAACTAATATATATTCTACTATATGCTACAAAAATTAAATTTCAAGCCTGGTTTTAACAAAATGATCACAGACTCAGGAGCCGAATCTCAATGGGTTGATGGTGATTTTGTTAGATTTAGATACGGATTACCTGAAAAGATAGGTGGTTGGAATCAATTATCTATTGCAGGTGAAACATTACCTGGAGTGGCACGTGCACAGCATGCATGGACATCATTAGCGGGTGAAAGATATGCAGCTATTGGAACTTCACAAGGTTTATTTTTATATTATGGAGAACAGTTTTTTGATATCACACCATTGGATACAGCTATAACAGGATGCACATTAACAACTGTTAATGGCTCAAATGTTTTACAAGTTAATAAAGGTTCTCATGGTCTACAAGTTGGAAGATACGTAACTTTATCTGGTGTAACTGTTACAGGTGATTCAGATTATACAGCAACAGAATTAGAAGTAGCTTATGAAATTTTAACCGTTCCAGACATAGATACGTTTACAGTTCAAGCTGTAAGAGCTGAAGGAGGAACAGGCATGACTGCAGCAGGTGCTGCAACTGTTAATCCTTATGTTCAAGTAGGTCCTGTTTTTCAAACCGTAGGTTATGGTTGGGGCACATCTTCTTGGGGAGATGAAACTTGGGGTACTGAAAGATCTACAAGTTCTGTAGTCCTGGATCCAGGAAACTGGAGTCTTGATAACTATGGACAAGTTCTTGTTGCAACAATTAGAGATGGAGAAACTTTTACTTGGAATGCAGGAGCATCAAGTGCTAGAACAATTAGAGCATCTAAATCTACATCTGGTTTTTCAACTTCAGCTAACCCAACTGCATCAAGATTAACCCAAGTATCTGATAGAGATAGACACTTATTTCATTTTGGAACGGAAACAACTATTGGAGATCCTACGACTCAGGATCCAATGTTTATAAGATTTTCAAATCAAGAAGACTTAAATGATTATACACCAACAGCAGTTAATACTGCAGGTACATTTAGATTAGATAAAGGAAATAGAATTGTTGGAGCAGTATCTGGTAAAGATTATACTTTAGTATTAACCGATAGCTCTGCTTATGTAATTCAATTTGTTGGTCCACCATTTACATTTAGTGTAAGACAAGTTGGTACTAACTGTGGATTGATTGGTCAACACGCATTAAGTTATTCTGATGGTAAAGTATTTTGGATGTCAGGTGAAGGTGGATTTTTTGTATTTGATGGTACAGTTAAATCATTACCATGTTTAGTTGAAGATTTTGTTTTTACAACAAATTCAAATAATTTAGGGATAAATTATAATGCAACAGATATAGTTTATGCAGAACACAATACTCTTTATAGTGAAGTAAATTGGTTTTATCCAAAATCAGGATCAGATCAAATTGATAGATGTGTCACATATAACTATGGAGAAAATGTTTGGACAACTTCATCATTAGCTAGAACTTCGTATGTAGATACCGGAGTCTTTGATGTGCCATATGCTACTGAATATAATAAAACATCACTACCTGTATTTGGAGATATCTTGGGTATTACAAACACATATGGAGCTTCAACTTATTATGCTCACGAAGTTGGAACTGATCAAGTTAATAGTACTGGTACTACTTCTATTAATGCGTTTATTGAATCAGGAGACTTTGATATTACAGCAAGAAGAAGTATGACAGGTCAATCAACAGGTATGGTTGACTACAGAGGAGATGGAGAGTTTTTTATGTCTGTAAAAAGATTTATACCTGACTTTAAGGTTCTTACAGGTAATTCAAAAATTACATTACTATTGAATGATTATCCAAATAACACTGCATCTAGCTCACCTCTTGGCCCATTTACAATTACCAATTCTACTGATAAGGTAGACACTAGAGCAAGAGGAAGATTATTATCAATTAAAATAGAAAATGATGGCACCGGTGAAACTTGGAGATATGGAACTTTAAGAGTTGATGCACAACCAGATGGTAGAAGATAATGGCAAAAGTAGTAGTTAGTATACCAGAACCACAGCAAGAGTATGATGTATCCAATCAAAGACAAATTTTAGAAGCTCTTGACACTTTAAAAAATCAACTTAATTTCTCTTTTCAACAAGATTTAAAAAATGAAGAAGATCAAAAGGAGTGGTTTTTAGGTGGCTAATTTTTTCAAAAGCGAAACGTTTAATTTAACAACAACCAATTTAACAACAGCATTAACTATTACTACGTCTGCTATTGCAATTGTTAGATCAGTGCAAGCAAGTCATGCATCAGCTAGTAATGTAGATGTAGATTTGTATTTAAAAAAATCAGGTGGTTCTGATGTAGAAATAGCGCATGTAGAATTAAACAAGTCTACTGAAAACTTAGCTAAGAATGTTATTAACCTAGAAGGTGGAGATATTTTAAAAATACAGGCAGACACAGCAAACGAGATCACTGGACAAATAAGTTATCTTTTGATAGATAGATCACAAGAAAATGGATAAAGATATACCAAAAATAGATTGTGTAACTACAACAACATACAGAAATACCAAGACAGGAGAAGTATTTAAAGAGAAAGTAGAAGGACCTGATATTGTAGAAGATGTTACAGTTCAAATTACTAACAAAGGTCTTGAAGTATTTCAGAAAGTAATGAATCAAAATAATGACAAACCAAAATCCTAGAGGCGGAACAGAACTACAATTTGAATATTTAAGAAAGCATGTAGAACCTAGCTTACTTAATCAAGTAGAAATTTGCACATCAGTTCCAGGTAAAATACCTTTACACCCAACCAAGTTAAATATTCTTTGGCAAAAAAATTCTTGGGATCAACCTAATTTAAATCCATGGTTTAGTGATAAATCGAATCATGATAAATATGATTGGTATATATTTAATTCTAATTGGAACTTTGAACAGTTTACAAAAAGATTTGATCTACCAAGAGAGAAATGTGTAGTTATTAAAAATGGTATTGAAGAAGTACAACCAGTTATAACACAATATAAAAAAGGTGATCCAATAAAAATAATTCATCACTGCACACCTTGGAGGGGTTTATCTGTATTATTAGGTGCAATGCAATTAGTTAACAATCCATTAATTAGTTTAGATGTTTATTCTTCTTGTGAAGTATATGGAAAAGATTTTGCAGAAGCTAATGATAAATCATACGAAGCTTTATATGAACAAGCAAGACAACTACCTAATGTAAATTATATTGGCTACAAGCCAAATGAATATATTAAAGAAAATTTAAAAGATTATAGAATGTTTGTATACCCAAGTATTTGGGAAGAAACATCTTGTATCTCATTATTAGAATCTATGTCAGCGGGTCTATATTGTATTACAACTAATTATGGTGCTATATATGAAACAGGTGCAGAGTTTCCAATGTATGTACCTTATTCAAATAATTACAAAAGTTTAGCTAGAAAGTTTGCTGCAGGTATAGAAGCTTCTGCGGATATGCTTCATGCTCCAGGGCTCCAAGATCATTTAAAGATGCAACAAAATTATGTAAATAGATTTTATGACTGGGGAGTAAAAGGACAAGCATGGACAAGATTTTTGAGAGGAGCACTAAATGCAAAATAATGAACCAATATGGTTTTCTGAAAAAAAGAAAACAACCGCTAACGCAGATACTTATCAAACAGAAAAAATAGAACAGGTAGATTCAAACGTTAGAACTATTAACATAGGTAATATTATAGATAAACCAAAAGCAAAAATAATGGTTTGTACTCCTTGTCATAGTGAAGTGTCTATGCATTATACTCAAGCTGTATTAAAGTTTCAATTAGACTGTATGCAACAAGGTATACTAGTTAGTTTTACATTACTTAAATCATCTTTAGTTACACAAGGTAGAAATTTATGTGTAGCAGAATTTTTAAATCATAAAGATCATTATGATTATTTATTGTTCATAGACTCAGACATAGATTTTAATTCTAAAACTATATATAAAATGATAGGTGCAGATAAAGATGTTATCTCTTGTCCATATCCAATGAAAACATTTGATACAGATAAGATGTGGAAAAAAATAAAAGAAACCGATATGGTTAAAACTCCTGATGATATATTAAAAGCAGGTCACATATTTCCAATTAAAATGGGTAAAGGAAATGAAATGACTATGGAAAATGGAGTCATTAAAGTATCTCATGCTCCTACAGGATGTATGTTAATTAAAAGAGAAGTCATTGAAAAAATGATTAAACATCATCCAGAATTAGAAATATATCAGCCTACAGTTATTAATGGTAAAGAAGTCAAAAAAGATAATATGTACAATTTATTTGATACATTACATGATGTAGAAACTAAAAGATATTTTGGTGAAGATTTTGGTTTCTGTCAAAGATGGACAGATATGGGAGGAGAAGTATATATCTATGCTATGGATAATATAACTCACGTTGGAGACCATCAATATTGTGGTCGATTCTTTGATCTATTAGAGCTCGCAAAATCTGTTGACGATAGCGAAAAAATCAAATAAAGTATTATATTTACAGGATTCTACGCCTGCTCAACAGTATAAATATATTTAAATTATGGCGATATCACGAGGATTACAACCAAGACAATTATATGGACTAGGAAGTCTAGTTAAATCAGTTACTAAAGGCGTCAAAAGCGCTGTAAAAGGTGTAGCTAAGACTGTTAAGAAAAATCCATTATTGGCTGCAGCTGCTTTTAACTTTGCTCCTATGGCTTTTGGAAAATCTCCTTTTCTTGGATTAGGTAGTTTAAAAGGTAGTATGGGTACTTTATTTGGAGGAGCAGCAGCTAGTCCTTTTGCAGCAGGTTATCAAGGCATGGGTAAAAAAAGTATATTTAATACAGCTAAAAATTTTTTTACCGGAGGATCTGATTTAGTAAATACTGCAAAAATATTTGCCGGTGGTTCTTTATTAGGTGGACTATTAAATCAAGCTGAAGAAGAAGGCGATCCTGAAGGTA